CCATTTTGCACGATTGATTGCTTGACGGGCTTCGTTAGCACGACCATCAGTAACCTCACCGTATTCGGTGCAAATCATTTCTTGTGCATCAGACAACATACCTGCTGCGATCATCAGAGGACCTGACAATTTGAAAGTAATGCTATCCTCAATAGATTCACGCAACTGCTGTTCAGTGCAACCGTACATAGAAACTTGACGAATTTCCTGAGTAGTCAAACCTTGAAATGCTGTAGTCATTTGTCGCTCCTTGTTATTCACTATACCGATATTATATCGCCAAATGGATTTATTGTCAACCAAAATTAATATTCGGCAACAATATTTCCTGTTGCATCTATGTTAACAAATAGTTTCCCAATTGACAACAATCCACTGTAGGTGTCTTTGTAAGTAAATTGATAACAAAAATCACCGCCTGTTGTAATACCTACAAATTTACTTTGTAGTAACTTTTCACACATTGCGTATCCCGCAGTGGTCAACGCACCTTGAAGTTGGTCTTTATCAAGATTTGATAGTTTGTTAACTTTTTCTGCTGTTATCATTATACTAACTCCTCATCAAAAGTGTAGCTAAGTTGATAACCTTTGGCTTCGTACTCGTCACCAATTTTAATTAGCATTTCAGTAATTTCTGCAATAGTAGCAGTAGGATGCATATCTTGCAATACAGCGGAAGAAGTGATCATGAAGTCACCGTTTGGCTTGCTAGCATTGAGATTGATAAACATATTAGCTCCTGTTGATTGACTATACCGTAAGTATAGACCCAAATGGATTTATTGTCAACCAAAATAAAAGCCCCTTTCGGGGCTTTGTTATCTTTTTAACAAGTACCAAGTTGATCCGTTTGGTGGTAGTATGACCTCTGCTTTTGCTTCCCACTCAGCAAAATTTCTTACTGCCGTTACTACTTTGGGCATCCAACCTGCAAATGTATGCCCTGATAATAAACCACCAACAGGCAATAGACTCCATGCGTAAGAAAATTGCTCACGCATTCTATTTTCGGCATTCTCATCAAATACATTATCAGTATCCCAATGTACCCAACCTATATTTCTTGTATATTCAGTTGGCAAATCTTCAGGAAATTGTCCTTTGATTTTAACTACGTTCGGAAACACATCTAATATTTCTTTTTGAAAGATACCTTCTATGTCGCTACTATCATAACCTGGGCCTTCGTAGTTTTGACCTTCCCATACGATGCCAGATTCTGTAATAGGCCATGGATCGATAGAGTAGATGGTACTAGATTTACAAATATCTGCTATGATTTGTGTTGTTCTACCTGCAAAAGGACCGACTTCAATAATGTCATGACCTTTAGGACATAACCCACAAAATTTTTCTATAGCGGCTACTTCGTTGTCTAGTAACCAACCTACAATATCTTTTCTGTACATTATTTTTTATTTGTGTTTGATGCTTGATTTACAAACGCATACATTTTTTCTGCTGTTTCAAGAATTTGTTCAAGACCAGGAAATGTAGGCATTTCCACTTTGTTAACAATTTGGCCTGTCTTTTCATCACGCTTTGCTGTGATTTCCCATCCTGAATATTTCATCTGAAAATCTTGCAATGCTAGGTCTTTAGCCATTGCTAAAATATCTGTGCGAATTTCATAACCGTTCTTGTTGAATTTTACTTCTGGTAGTTTTGGTGTTAAATCGTTCATATCTGTCTCCGTGTAAGTTAGTGTTCGAGAGCTTGATTTACAAGCTTTCGGTTGTATTCTAGCGCATATCTTTCAACATCCGCTAGTGTTTTGGGATTTTTATTAATAATATATTTCTCCAACTCAGACCCATACTGGTTAGAGAATAGATCACTAACTAGTGATCTAACCCAATTAACGCAAGGCACAATTACTCGCCTTTTGTTTTATTTTTTTGTAAAACTTTGTCGGATAAATTTTCAGTAATTACTTTAGCAATATCCATTGTATTGTTTACTAAAACTTTAGCAAAAGAAGTTTGTGCATCAATATATGCATGGGCTGCTTTGTTTAAAGTTTTATCTGTAATTACTTTATCGGTTACTAATTTCTTAGTATTTTGAAAGCTGTCAATATAGAATTCCGGTGAATAGAAACTCTTAAATGCGCTTGGGTCGAACATATTGAAACTAAACATATTTTTCTCCTATCTGTAAGTGTGATTGAGGTTTTTACAGAACCTCTTAACTGTTTTTAATTATCGTCCAGTTGTTATTGACCCAATCTAGTGTGTGACCATCTTCAACTACTGGGGGTTCAGGAACTAAAGTGTATCCTGCCCTCATAATTTCATAATCAGTCATACAACAGCAACATGTTTGTGTGCCGTCATCTAACATGATGTAATTAGGTAACTTATCTGGATAATTGCCTTTAAAACTGTATAGCATCAACTATTTATCAGTGTTATTTCTTTTTAGACTTTTTCTCTGATTTTTTAGCTGGTTTCTCCGCTGCTTTGCTATGATCCTTCTTTTTAGCAAGCATTAGATTGCCCTTCTTAACTGGTGTTGCTGGTGCATCTGCTGCAAATGCCGGTGGTATTGTTAGTGCTGAAACTAATGCTAATATTACTAAGTAATTCATCGTCCTCTCCCTGTTTTTCTCATTGTGTTTGCCCCACCAAACCCTTTAGTGGGTTTCGGAACTTTGGTTTGTTGCTGATTGTTTGGAAAACTGTTTGCTTTCTTTGCTGCATTTGCCATATTAATAAATGGGTTCTTACTTTTCTTTTCTTCAGTCATAAGTCCTCCTACTAACTATTTACGCCTTATTTGTGTATTACGCAAATATTCGTATATATCTCCGTAGAGATTTATCATAATTGCAATTTTACTGTCGTAAATTCTTATAAATGGTTCGTTGGGTTTCTTTCTAGTAATATAGTATGGGCAGGGCATTTTTATACTCAAATCCAACATTAGGTTCTGATAACTATAGATAGGTTCTTTATCTGTAATCTTTTGTAATCTGAACGGAAACTCAAAATGTTCAATGTCTGCTTGACCAAAAACTATATCACCTATGTCACTTAATCTTAGCCCACCCTCATTACGAATGTCTAGCCAAAACGTTTTCATGGCTGAATCTAAGTCATAACGGTCATTATTAATTTGGTCAAGAATTGCTTGCGTGATTCTGCGTTTTAGGCTAATCATCTGGATAAACCTTTGTACCTGAATTCATAAACACGACACTAAACTTGTCTGTTTTGAATTGTAAATTTAATTTACGACAAAGATTTCTTGCGTGACCAGGATTACTGAAACTAGTCTTTTTGTACTTGGGAACTGATTGACTGTCTAGGTAGTGCTGACTTTTAAGGTTGATAGGTTGCCCATCGTAGAATACTGCCCATATACCGGCTGCTTCTACAATCTGGTCATTTTTATATGTAGACTTATCTACAATCTCTAGTATTACCTTTGGTTGTGTCCTAGACATTAATTACCACTTGCCACCTTTCAATTCTACCTGAACAACTCCTGAATCTTCGGTTGTTACTTTGGATTTTTCTTCGTACTTATCTATGATAAGTTTACTTATCTCATCCCTCAGAGAACGGGCATCTGCTATAGTCATAACTACATCTCTACCCTGTCTACCCTCTTGACTAGCGACCTTATCGATAAATTTTTTAATATGAATCATATAGTATTTATCGTGTTTTTGGCTTCATCCTTGGATAAGAAAGGACCATAACATTCATATCTTTGTACGAATATATACTTGGGGCAAAGTATTACTGAGAATTCCTGACCCTGTTTTATGACATACCACCCAGCTGCATAGTAACACTTGCTTTTAGCTGTTTTAGTAAACAAGTGAATCTTACGCTTGACATCCAACATTGAGTTGAATACCTTACCGACTGTTGGGTATGTGTTAAACGGGTTTATTACTTTCGTTTCTTGTTTTGCGGGAGGTATAAATTCTATCTTTTCTTTAGTAGATATAGACCTTGTACTGGGATATTCTTTGTGCTGATTACCAATCTTTACTTGATAGCCAGATCCCTTAGCAATTACATTACCGACTTTCTGTTTGCCGTCAGTAACTATCCAATATTGATTTTTAACTACAGGTTTAGCGATTAAATTATTTGTCATAAAATAATAATATGCTACTTTTATAAGTTTGTAAATGTTTTTGGTTAATCAAATTTGAGTTTATAGAATGGAATATATTTTTCGGTGTAGATTATAATGTCGAGTTTGGTGCCACCAGAGAAGTCCCAATCTCTCCCGCGCTCCCCCAAATTTCTGCGGCACCATTTAATGTGATCAATTTTTTCTTGGGATGTTTCTACTACTACTGTATGTGTGTATGTCTGTTTCCTCATAAATCTTTTTCAAAGATTGCCCAACCTAATTTAGTTTCTGGAGTTGCTTTATTATACCTTATATATAGGTGACCATTATTATCGAATCTAATATTCCATCTGGTATATTCTTCACTGTAAAGCTTTTTCCTCATGTGATAAAGGTATGAACTTGGAAACTCAGTGGGTTTCCAATGATCCATTGCATTCTGTGTTTTTCCTACACCTTCATCTTTGGTCAATAGAAATATCAAATATTCTTTTTCTAACTCGTCTTTGGTAATAGGGGTAAATGTAGCACGGTCATATAATGTTTCGTACCTGTCAACTTTTGCTGTTGCTTTGGTTTTGATTTTATTAAAATCGTATTCACGAATTATAATTTTTCTTCGTAATAATTTCATGACCACCTCAATAAGAACCATTCTAGGTCTTGTTTATCACGAAACCAAAATCGCTTATTACTTACCTGCCAACGGTCTGCTTCAGCACCAAACGTTTTTACTGCCCAATCAATCATTGCTAACCAAGTTGGATAATCACCATAATATTGTTGACCATCGACCTCTACAGATATGTACTCTGTACCATCTTTAGCAAGATATGGTTTTGATTCAACGATTAGTTTCAAAACATCAATGCTGCTACTACAGCATCCTCATGTTTGTAAAAGTTAATTTCAAGGTAGTTTTCACAAAAGCTGGTAACATATCTATCACCTGGTAAACCAAACTTTTCTAAAAGTTCGATACACCTTTCATCCCATGCGGATATATTATCGCCGTTCTTCCAGTAAATTTTGATTGGATATGTTATAGCCATACTAATGAGAAATATGTAAATTTTTTCTCGTCTTTGAATAAGATACTTTGGTCTAAGAAACTATACACTGCACCATACTCTGACGCTAGCCAATTACCAAAAGTATTAGAGGGAACGTAGTCATTATCAGCCCAGTGTATATTGTCGTAATAATATTCTCGTAGTTTATTAAAAGTTTTAGAATCCGTAATTTTCATAGATACCTTAGTTCAAACATAATCGCTTCTTGTTGATTGGAAAAATAAATTTCTAGCATATAAGATACATCATATGTCATTGTTGACCCATCCACTAGCATTTCATCATGAGAAACTTTGGCTCCAATAATTGATTTGCAATTTTGATATGCGGATTCAAAAATTTCATCTGCATCGCATGTTTCTGCCAAGTTACTAATTTTAACTGAATACATGTTAAACTAATCTATCAATATGATTATAGCCAAACAAATGTGAATTGAGTCTACCTGTTGCATCATATACTGTAACAGTATAACTTTCAACTTTTCTTGTGCTATTACCTTCTGGATAACTTGTTTCTGTGATTACGGTATGGCTAATTCTAGTTCCATCTATAGAAGGAACAGCACGTATTTTAAAAACATCTTGATACGAACTTATTGGGAAAGGGTAGACTGTTTCAATCATTTTGTGTATCTCTTTATATGATGCCATAATTTCTTTTCAACTTTAGTTCCAGGATCGCCCCCTATGTTCAATCTTAATTCAGGTGGGATACCCTTAACATGTCTTTCGACAAATAAGGCAATTTTACTACTCGTAGTGACAATGAGGCACTTACCATCTTCGTTGCATACAACATATTGGGTTATCCCATCGAAATCACGAATAAAAAGCATTAGACATAAGTACTCCTTGAAGTATTTATGTTATGGTATTAAAGCACCTTCGTATGGCGAATTTAACCATTTTGCGTAAGCCTCCGCTTGTTCAGAAATTTTAGTAAGTTCGTACCGGCCACAAAATTTCATAAAGTGTACACCGACCTGCGCTGTTCTATTGATGCGGACACTCGTTTTAATAGCTTCATCAACCTTATCTTTGATATCCTGAGGCTGTGCGTTAAGGTCAATCAATGTGCGATTACGCTCATAGTCATCCTTAACACGATGCTCTACACCATCATGATCCGTCCAGCGCTGGAGTAGTAGATTGTTCCACGCATAGCCTTGTTTGGTGCGATCTTCATACGCTTCAGTCAAACCAACCTTATTTTTACTACCTTTAGTACGGACACCTGGGTATGCACTGAATACGTTGTCAGTACTATCACCACGCATACATTTTTCGAAAAGAATGAATTGTGGATCACCTAATAGTTTAGGTTCCTTAGTTTTCTTGTCTATAACTTGACGCCCCTTATCGTCAAAGAATCCTTCGGGGGTGATGAGTTGATTGGCAACTGGATTATATTGGTAACAATGATTAGATATAAGCTGGTGATAATCAGTGTCGCTGCTAATAATATATATTTGGTCATTTGGATGTAGTGTAATAAAACGTGCAATAATATCGTCAGCCTCGGCATTTTCATGTCGAATAACTGACACATTTGTTTTGTCACGAAGGTAGTTTGTAAATGTTTCGTATGTTTGCCAAAACATTTCGTTTTCTTCTTTTTCTGCTTCGGTCATTGCTTGATTGGCTACAGCACGATTAGCCTTGTATGGCTTATAAAAATCTTTGCGCCAGCTACGACCTTCGAGTGCGGCTACAACGTGATCGATGCCAAACTTTCGTACAATTTGATTTACACTTGCAAGTGACAAGTGTAGTGCCATTCCTATCTTCTCAAATGTATCACTATTTCGGCTAGCGATATGTCTAGCACGAAAGAAAGTATTGGCAGTGTCTATGAGTGCGTATTTCATATTTAGATTATATAATAATTCGTAATAAACAGCAAGTTAGATTTTTTCCAAATATAACTCAGGACTGATAGTAATATTCTTTCTAGTAAATTTAGGATCCCCACCAAAAGGTAACCAAATGTCCTGAACTCTCATTGTATTAAATTTGTTATCACGTACAAATTTTTCTACCCATAATTTTAAATCTTCTGCTGACATATTAGAAAGTTTAGGATCTATACCTTCTAATCTCCATTTATTTTTCTTTTTTATTTGCTTTAATAAGATAGATTTGTGCTTACGCTTAAAAAAGGATTCAATTTCTTCTACTTCATCTTCCGGACCATAAAACATGTACGAAAAGTTTTGTGTTTGCAGACAATGAGCGGTATAGTCATGGATTCTACTAGGTGATTTAGTAATACCAAATCCAACTATACCGTTATGGGACATCACCATTATATAAAGAAATATCCAGTCTTGCATGATTAGGCTTTTGACTTTTTAGGAAGATTAATAGAACGTTTATTAATTTCTTTGTTCCCGTCTAGGTGTGCATTAATTTTTTTAAGATCCTTATCTTCTAGATATTGAATAGCATCGATTCCTTTGTGAACAAACAAATCTTTTAGCCCTTTAATAATAAACTTTCCACCTAGCTTAATGTATGCTTGATACGCAAAATATAAAGAAATATTGAAGCCACCGCCACCGCCATTTTGGTCACTAAATTGTTCGAATCGATATTGTTTATATGCTTTGGACGCTTTGCTTTTTAGCTTATTCATGTTTCTGTAAACACCTTGAATAGTAGCGTGAAGATCCTGCAGAAATTGGTTCCATTCTGCACTTCGCATATCTGCATTTTCTAAAACGGCTAATTCATACAAATTACCGTAAAAGCCAAGTTCTGCATTATCTACGGGCAAATTGTTCCAAAACTCATCACGTGTTTTAAATACAAAACGTACCTTATCGTATTTTGCAGTAGGTGCTAGGCTTTCTACACCTGCAAGGTGAGTAGTAGCCCCAGGCTCAGCTACATCATCATGATCGGTTGGAAGAGGTATACAATTGTATTGCTTCAAAATTTCAATCAAATTATATGTATGTTTGTATTCAGGATTTGCACTGCCATCCAAACGAACTGATAGATAGTGCTGTTTCCATTTATCAAAAATATCAATTTTTTTACTCATTTCACCGTTGAGTAAAGCAAATGCTTCACGTGCTTTACTACGATCAGTATCTTCAATATAGATTACTGTAACTTCAAATTTTTCCCAGTCTTCGGGTTTGACACGTTTTCCATTTTCGTCAATCATTAAGCCAGCCTGCACAATTGCGGCAGTAGATGACGCTGTGTGCTGTCCATTAACGATTGTCCACTCACCGGTGACTGGATCTTTCATACAGTAAATTGGTTGAAAACATTGCTCATCATATTTTGAAATGATATCAGTAGCGTGTCCAATATCCAGTTCCCTGTTAATATCTTCATCTGACTTAAGTTTACCCAATGGCACTTTTGTAACTTTTGGATATCGATCAGCCTTAAAGGTAGTTTTTAGTTTCTTATAGCGATCAATAGCCTTGTAATATGCATCGTTGGATTCGGATTTGATCATTTCCAACAAATTCTGTATGTATTTTTCTTTATATTCACCTACATCACGATCCAAAATGTTATCAATAGGCAGATCGTTTAGGTCTCTTTGTTTAGGAGAGAAAATTAATGGGAATGAGTTGTAGGTTGTATTTCTACCTCTTGATGTTGAAGCCATAGTAGGTTTACTCACTTTCACTGTAGTGGTTGATTTACTAACTTTACGTGCTGTTTTAGTAGAAGGCATGATTACTCTTTCTTATGAAAGTTAATTAGAACTGCAATTCTAACACCGGCTGGATTTATTGTCAACCTAAAAAAATGTTGCTAAAAAGCAACATTGTCATTTAGCTAACTTCTGTACGCCCGTTATCAAGTTTCTTTTTATGTACTTGATATCTTACGTCACGGTTTTCGGGATCGGTTTGAGTTCCCTCGTACATCTCAAGTGCAATCGTTCTGCAAATTTGCTGTAGCCACCGATCAGCAATGACCTCATCTGTATCATCTGGTCTAATTTTATATCCAGCTTTAATTAAATTGACGATGAATTTTTCATTCCAATCTAATTCAAATGCACCATCATGTATGTTATCTGGATTAATTTCTACCCTAGTGATTGCTACATAAGGCTCGTTATTTATAGTAGCTTTTTCTTTTTCACTAAGTTCTTTCTTTGGTTTAGGTTCTTTAACTTTTTTTACTTCAGGCTCTGCTTTAGGTTCAGGCTTCTTCGCAAATAAGTTCTTTAATTTGTCTAACATTCTTGCTTTCCTCGTATAGTTTAAAGCTTGCAAGATTCTTAGCCTTGCTCTCGCACATTATATCAAACTGTTCATTAAACGTCAATGCCCATTCGTTACATGCATTGTTCCAGTAGTAGTCGCTATGCGCTCTAAGCTTTTGTTTGTTGTGACCTACTGCCATAAGTGACTGTAGATCAGGCCTAACATTGGCATCGTGACCCACAAGAATATCTTCACGGCTAACACTATAATGCATGACAGGCCTAACACCTCGCCAACTATCCAAAACCATTTTGACTCTACTATCTTGCGGGTCGATATATTCCCCATTGCTGTGGATCCAATGATGATGAATATCCAACACAATAGGACAGAGATCAGAAAGGCTAAGACACTGGTCAAGTCCATGTACTATCTCCTCGTTCTCGATAGTGAGACCGTTCCTTGCTTCGGGGCTAAGTCTTTTGTAGGCTTTTCTAACACCTTCGGGTCCTTGACGACCACTGATGTGGACATTGATTTTAAAGTCCTGGAACGTAGTGCCGTAGCCCATCCATCTTGCCATGCTTGCATGATATTCAAACTCCTCAATAGATTTATTTACTACTTCTTCGCGGTCGCTTGCTAAAACTACAAATTGGTCAGGATGAAAACTTAGTCGTACATTATTCTTACGTGCATGTTCACCGATGGGTGCGAACCACTTCTGTAACATAGTTTGCATATCACTAGATTGCCAAAAAGGCTTCCACTCATCCATAGTATAGAAACTTAGCATATCGCTAGTAATACGTAGCATACGCAATTCTTCAGGTAATGTAGAAACTTTTTTAACTAGTGCTAAAGTATTAGTTACATTTTGTTTGGCAACATCAATAACCTTTTTTTCGGCTGTTTCTCTACTTACTCGTTTAGTCCATGCGTGAGTAGTACCACCGGTGTTAAGACCTTCGGTACTAGCAATCTCGCCCTTCTTATTGATCTCTGCCCACTTACATGCAAAACCAATGCGTTTAGTTGTGTTATTAAATGTCATATAAATTTAAGTTCAATATAAGTTTCGTATTTAGGATCATCAGTTTTGAGTTGCCATTCAAAGATATCTTTGTTTCGTGCAAATTCCCAACCATCGCCACCGAATGCATGGTGAAAATAATACTGCCTAGGTGATATATTCATAATGCACCAATACTGTATCACACTTATTTTATTGTGTGGAATGACAATCATAGCACAGTTTCTAATTTATTGTCAACCTTCAATAATTCCTCTATAGAGTAGAGTTGTTTCATATATGAACTGGGATGATCCAAAACACTTACCTCTATGTCACCATCTCTGCGTGACCCATAATTGACAGTAAAATCCACATTGTTAACATTTTTAAAACAATTTATAATTTCGGTAACACTTGTACCTTTACCATGTCCTAAGTTTTCTATACTATTACTTGGGTTTTCTATAGCCAATTCTATAGCATGGCAAACTTCTAGTACATGAACATAATCACGAATACAAGTACCGTCTGGTGTATTATAATCATTACCGAATACAGTAAAAGAGCCTGTGTCCACTGCATTAATTAAGTTATAAAATAACCCATCTTTGTTAGTTGGGTCTATTCCGTCTGATCCGATCACGTTGTAGAATCTAAAGATTGTATATGGTGTATTTGTTTTAACACAAAATTCAGTGACACAATCCTCTGCCATACGCTTACTGATACCATATGGGCTTTGCATTTCTACTGCTGCACCTGTACTTGCGAATATAAAGTTCTTAGTCTTAATACCATGTATTAAATTGATAGTACCACGTACATTTGTGTTGTAATAGTCTGTTGGGAACTCTACACTTTCACCAACGTTGACTAAAGCAGCTAGATGAACGATGCAGTCAAATTCATCCTGTGATTGCATAGCAACTCGTATATCAACAGTTTTAAAATTTGGTGTTTCTATTTTAGGTTCAGCAATATCAAGTGAATAAACTTCATACTTTTCTTGTAATAACTTATATAAGTGAGAACCTATATAGCCTGAACCTCCCGTAATTAATACTCTTTTTTTCATATCATATCCCTTCAAATAAAGCAAGTCCAGTAAGTTGTTCTTCTGGAACAAAGTTATCATCCTTACTTAAGTATGTATTTTTGTCGGTGTAGACAATATTAAATTTGTGCCTATTTGTTAGTACACTTTCAAAATCTTCACGTGCTAACGCACTTCGGTTTAAGTCTCTAATATAATCGCTATACCTTACTGTAGTATATTCATTGATTTTAGCAATATCGTTCTTTGCAGTTCTAAAAACAAAATCAGCAATAAAATCGATCCAACCTTGTACTGTTTTATCATCTAATTCTTTAACATAATCTAATGCACCGGTTGCATAGTAATCTTTTGGTTCAGTATTATACAATCGTTTTAGTGTTTCTGGTACGTCTGATTGCTTTACTTTGGTAAAATATTCTTCTTTAAAATTATCAGACCAATCTTGTGTTTCTAGTACTACACAGGGCATATGACCCAAACATTCAAAAAAAGCGAACGGATAATTTTCACGTAAGCTTGGCATATAGAATACTTTACTACTCTTGATAAAGTCAACCTTTTCTTGACCAATTATTCCTACTTTTATCTCGTAATCGGTAATGCCAGCTTCGACAAAAGCTTTTTCAAATTTCTTTGCACCGTTTGCGTTGGTCATAACTTTGCAAGGTAATTTTGCTTTCTCCATTGCCTTGATATATGCTTCTGGATTCTTGCCTGCCTCCCAACGTCCAATGAATAACACACCCTTGCGTTCATCATTGTTTGGTTCTAATAAACCGCGCTCACTTAAAGGCATACGCAATAGTATACAGTTTGTTGCCCCATGTTTAGTTAACTCATCGATATTTTTCTGGCTTTGTGTACCAATAACAATATCTTTAAACTCCATATGTTTGTTGTAGAAATTGTGATAACTATCTAAGAACACATCGCTTCCCTGAGATTCTCTAAAAATCATACTATGTAAATGTGTGTAAAACATAACTGGTATATCTTTACTCAGTGTCATTGCATATGCCGCAGTCATTGCTTCTTGCGTATTACAAATTATCATATCATATAAATTTGTCTCAAACGCTTTGACAATACAATTACGGAAATTAATGATTCGTTCAAAGTTGACGGTGTCACTAAAAGCAAACGTATTAACATGGTCAGTATATCTTAGTATTTCAAATGGACAAATAATATTAGCGCCCAATTTTTCTATAGTAGAACTGAATTCATTAGTAGGAAGTTTATCTAAAAGAATATCAACTTTCCAATTTATTCGTTGACACATTTCTGTAAACCCTTTGGCGAACTGTCCTATTCCACCATGAGGTATGAAATGTTGATCGCTGATTAAAAAAGCTATTCTTTTACTATACGTTTTCATTATTATAATTTGATCACTGTTTCTTTTTTAATTTGGTTATGAATTACACTGAGTTTTTCTGCGACATGCCAAGATTCTTGTGTTTTGCTATACAAGATTGTAACAGGTTTGTCATCTATTTCATCTTCGTAGGCACTTATAATATAATTCATGTTTATCAAGATAGATTTACCTTGATGTTTACCTGACACGTTTGTTAATTTTAAAATCATTATGTTCCCCATTCATTTTTAAAAAGTGGTACTTGTAGTCTATCGCTATATCTTAGACCATGTTTCATAGCAAGTTCTGCAACTGTTCTGTTATTAAGTTTATACACATCTTCGACACCACCAACAGGCATCAAATATACGTGACCATCAAATCCTTCTTTCTTATATAAATCAATAACCTCTAATGCTTCATCAACATCGTCTTTTGTTGCTACGACAAACTTCAAATAAGTATGACCTAAATCTTCATACTCACACACAACGTCAGGTCTAATTGCATCTTCACGTTTCTCCCCGCTTACGCTTAATTTAGGACTTACACTAAATGTAAGATTATGATAACCATGCTTGTGTGTCCATTTCTCAAGATATTTTCTAAAATCTTTAGATAACTCTTGAGTACCATTTGTTTCAAAAGTAATATCTTTAAGCTTTTTAAGTTTATCGTGACTTAACAGATCGGGATAACTTTTTTGCCAACCTAATAAAGGTTCACCACCAGTTATAACTAAATGTATGTCGCGCCATTTATTATCAGGTAATAAACCAACAATAGATTCAGCAAGTGTTTCAATATCATATGATTGGCTTAAATCTTTGAATCCAGAATGCCAACTTGCGTAACTATCACATCCTGTATTTACCAATGGCAAATCTTGATACGATTTATAAAGAGTGTTATGACTCTTTGATTGTGCGTAAGCAATATTATTGGCTTCTAGACTTACTTCACCCTTTGGCATACCGAAACCTGCACATTTAAAATTGCAACCAAATGTGCGTAAGAAAATAGAAGGCACGCCCATAAATCTTCCTTCTCCTTGTATGCTGTAAAACAATTCAGCTACTTTAATTTTACTCATATATTAGTCCTTTGTCAATTATAACAGAATCATGTGTAGTCATATAACTTATAGGGCATTTCTACCCATACGCTCTTTGTTTGTTTTACCGTTTCTGCAATACGTTGTCTTACTATTTCAATTTGTTGGGTAGAATACAATATGTGACTGTAAGGATAAAATGTTAGAATAGTACTAGTTCCAAACAATGTGTTTTCAGTGAAATATGGTTTGAGTGTATCAAAGTTTGTTAGTATATCGCAGTGTACGAACTCTATATCCATTGTTTCTCTAAATTTATCCCACGATGCAAAGATATGTTGTTGTGTGCTTTGTTTAGGTTCAGATGTTTTAAAGTGGTCTTGAGAAAATATTGGCTCAATAGATAGATTATTTTCTATAGCATAATCATTGGCAAACTTTTCATAGTCTGTTCCATCCCATGTTTCGTATAACTTTTTCTTAAACTCTAAATTATTTTTGTTTACATCATAGAATATTATTTTATTCGCACCAGAATTAATAGCACACAATTCAGCTAAGAATCCTGTAGCAGGATATATAACAGTTTTTGCTATAGCTTCATTAGTTGCCCATTCAGTTTGCCATGCATTCAATACTTGCATTTTAACTGCGTTACTAATAACTTTGATAAACAAGTATTGAGCATTATCTATACCTTCAATTAGTTCTAGGTTTTTAAATGCAGATTCAAATAAGTCAGTAGATTTTTTTGGATACAAATATAATCTACTTTGTACAGGAGTATCACTAATAATTGACTGCAAGGATTGATTTACTGATTTAGGGTAGCGCCAACTTGAATCCCAATTTTGTACTTTATAATTTTTAAGCAGGTATTGTTCAATAATTTTAGTACCGAATTGTAACTTTCTTTCTACTTGTTGATTACCTAAAGTAAGAAATAGGGGTGCATGACCATCATGCATATCTTCTATACTACGAATTAACTCGGTGCCGTAATCTGACCCTTCAGAAAAATCATATTGGTCTAAGACTGAAGTTTTTATAATAAAACATTGTTCGTGGAAATAGGGAGTAATGTCATGTTCGTATTGTAATAAGTTAGCAATCAGTCCTACATCTTCAGGAATGTTTTCTAGCATGCCATAGAAATGATCCACATCTACTATGATATTACCTGCCCCTATGACTACTAGATATTCTGCGTTATGTTCAATATGATTAATTTCTTCATACGAATTAACAGTATGTATGGGATAATTTTTGTTGTTCATGGCTGTAACAAATGCTTGCGTTATTTGCAGCATTTTTTCGTTTAGCCACTCACTGCTAGAAAAGCTCGGTACTAAAACGAAATTCACCTTGTACATTCTGTTCTTTCATAGATTCTAAAAATAGATTTTTCCAAGCTTCGGTTGAATCATAGTGATGAACAATCATGTGGTACCTATCTTCATTACTTTCATTTCGTATAGAATGTGTGTAATGTGTGTTCATCGCATATACATCGCCTGGATTAAACTCAAGTGACTCGCCGTCTTCCCAATGCCACTTGCAGTTTTTAGGATTAGTAATAGCTATATTAATTGCGCCTAATACTGAATGTTCTGTGTCAGAATGTGGTTCGATAATACCACCTGCTTCAAGTAACATGAATCTTACTCTAGCATAACTTGAACTTGGATAAACATTCTTTAGCCAATTTGTAGTAACAGGACACAAATCAGCTATTTCAGTAAACTTCATTAAAGGTGCCATTTCTCTAGCACTATTAAATTTATATACTTCCCATGCATAAGGATGCTGACTGCTTATACCTACGATGGGTAATGAGTGCCAACCTTTAGTTTGATAAGTTGATCGGTATTCAACGTACCTATCTCTCAATGCGATAGCTTCTTTTGCAATTTCTTCATGAGGAAATTCCAAATTCAATTTCATATATTTGGAATCACTAATGAGATATTCTCTCCCATCAAACATTAATTATTTTTCTCCCCAAAATACTTTAATGTATTTGTCGTAGTATTCGTGGAAGTATTTTAATCCTAATTCCATTGGATCATGTATTGGACCATAATCATCAAAATTACTAATTTGATTGTACTTTCTACCCCTATCCATACGTTCTGCAATTTCGTCATCTTCGTATGCAGTTTCCATATAAGCAGCCTGATGCGCTTCCACAAACTCACTTTCAAAGTGACAAATTTCTTCTGGATAATAAAACTCAACAATGTTTTTAGTTTTCTGTGGCGTTTCTGGCCATAGTGTAGAAACAACTAACACTTCTGGATACCACTCTATCATTACATTTGGATATATAGTTAACCATATTGCGCCGTGTTTAGGAACATTACCTCGTCTATAATCCATTAATGCTTTATGCCAACGCTTATAAGTTGCAGTACCAGGTGTTTGTAATTTATTGTGTATGCCAACTGTTTGTACACTATACATATTACCAAACTGCCATTCTAAATCATCACAGTTAACAAAATTACCTAAGCCAGGATGAAAAGGTCTTACATGGTAATCATCTAGATAAACTTCAATAAACGTTTTCCAATTATAGTTGCATTCGTGAGTTTGTCTGGAATGAAAAACATAACCATCAAAATTAAACATGTTGGCTGTTTTCATTGGGGATAAATCTTTGATTAAATCAAAATGCTTTTTCTCAAATATTAGTCCGTTCCAGGTTTGAGTAGGGAACTTGCGTAATTCTTTATCTGGACACGAATCAAAGTGAGGTGCTCCAATTAATTTACCTTCTAAATCGTATGTCCACCCATGCAATGGACATACAATATTTGATGCTGTGCCAGAACGACTAAGCATAATAGCTTGACGATGCCTACATACATTACTAATACATTCTATACCGTTTTCGTTTTTAATTAAAACTCTTGCCTCGTCATCTTGAGGTAATGTATAATAGTTATTGACTAATAACTCATGTCCTAAATATCTATTATGTCTGAACAGTGATTGTTCTTTATCAAATATCGTATCTTGAAAATAGTATGATGACGGTTTCATGGCTTTGGTAAATTATAAGGTCTGTCGTACTGTGACGTTATACTGTTGTGTAGTTCTGGTCCCGCATATTTAATATTACTTTCTACAGGAAGTCCAAATCTTTTGCGAATATTTTTTTTATCTGCTTGACTACCGCAGCAGTCAGCGCATTCTTTAATTATCAATTCAGCAAAGATTAGGTTGTATTGATCTATCCAATCTTCTACAGTAAGAATACCCTTAGGTACTGATTCTTTTGCCTTGTCGGCAATTTCTTGAATTTTTGTATTCATAAATTATACCCAATCGTAAGTCTTTTCAAAAATTTCTTTGTCACAAATATAGAGTTCACCGTCTATACCACGCATAAGATAATCACCTGGCTTACCTTGTTTGTAATTACCTTCTAATGTGTTTACTCTAAATTCTTCATTGATTTGAGAGGCATGAACTACGATTGGTCTTTTCATACAACCATTCATGCCTTCTACTTGTTCAAATGTATCAAATATTTTCATTCTTCAACTCCGAAATGTTGTTTTATCATATTAGCACATGCATCTGCTGTAGGGCTAGTATCGTGTTCGACTAAATTGCAACGGTATGCCATACTTTGTATACCTGCCTGATTTTCGCACACACTTATACACTCACGAATAATCGATTCCGCAAATTGTTTTTGATCAACTTGTGGCACACCTAATATTTCATATGTAGATTGTTTAAGTAAATCCTTTACTAAATCATTCATAGTAAATCCTCATTCCATTCACGATGACCTTCTCTAAAAGCCATATTACTTTGTGTTTCACGAACCTCTACACGATAACACCAAAGCCTTTCACTTTCACCTGGTCCCCACATATCGGGAATATACACGCCATTCACATATTTGTAAAGCATATCGGCTAGACCCTCACAACCTAAACGTGGTAGTATGGTCAATTTAGCCATTTTCTTTTCTTGTAGTAATTTGAATGTTTCTAGTTCAGGATCATCTTCGGCTACTAATAGTGTATGGTCAAATTGATCTTCTAGTATTGCTTTTAATTCTTTTAGACCACCGTAATCAGCAGCCCAATTACGGACATCCAAATGATCGGTACCAAAATAAAACTTCATTGAAAAACTGTAACCATGTATTAGATTGCAATGACTGTCAGCACGCCACTGACGATATGCGCATGGAAAACTATCGTGATATTCTTTAGTGCTTGTATATTTGTAAGTTCTTGGTGGATTAACTTCGTTTAAGTAAAACATTTTGTCTCCTCTATTAGCAAGACATGCAGAATTTAATATAGCGGGATGAATGCCTAAGACCGCTGTCGTTTGTTCCATTTATTTATTACTTCTTCTACTGTATCTGCAAACATTTGTGCAGAACATCCTCCCACTTCTTCAGCACAGTTTACTGACCAAATAGTTTTTTGTCTATTATATGGATAAACTGTTTCATGCCAAAAATCTTGTTGATTTAAGTCATTACCGCAGAAGGGGCAAGGCTTTAACTTCATTATTTACCATTTTTGTTTTTGTTCTTGTGCTTCTGCAACACGCTTACGCAAATTACTAGAACTGAAACTATGGTCACGGCTATTAAAAACTAATTCAATACCTTTTTTACGACAAGCTTCATCACCACTGAATTCTTTACCTTGATACTCAACACCTAGTATACGCACATCTATTGGTAATGTCAAAAGAATATCTACCAAATCTTGTTCAGTTTGATAAACAACTACTTCATCAACGTACCTACATGATGACAATTGTATTTGTCGTTCGACAATACTTTGTACTGGTTTATTTTTGGTATCAGGTCTATCGATAGTTGGGTCTGTTTGTAATCCAGCAATCAAATAATCACAGTGATTTTTTGCTTCTGCAAGCATTGCAACATGTCCTGCATGACACAAATCAAACGTACTAAACGTTATACCTATTTTTAATCCTTTAGCTTTAAGGTCTTTAATCTTATTAAATATCATTTTTCTTTTCTCCTAACGGGCAATCACATTCTAATCTACCTTGCATACAATTACCTGTGCAACCAGGCAAATTCATAAACAAATATATTAACCCGCAAAATACTACAAATGTTAATATGGTAATTAATATAGTCATGATTTACCCATCCTTGCAATACTCAAGAATTCATTTCTTGCTGCTGGATCAGACTTGAATCCACCACCTAAACGAACTGTAACTGTGGAACTACCTGTATCCTCTACTCCTCTGGACTTAACACAATAATGTTGTGCATCAATCATAACAGCAACATCATTTGTTTCAAGGATAAAACACAACGTGTGAAAAATCTGCTCAGTCAATCTTTCTTGAATTTGTGGACGTTTACTAAAATATTCTACAATGCGATTAATTTTACTTAGCCCTAGTACTTTTTGTTTAGGTACATATGCAACTGTAGCAAGACCATCGATAACTACAAAATGATGTTCACAATTACTTTGTACGTTGACATTACGCTCAACTACCATTTCATTATACTTCATTTTGTTGTCAACCGTAGTGCATTTTGGAAATGCCTCATAATCAAGACCCCAAAAGATTTCATTGACGTACATTTTTGCAACTCTTGTGGGTGTGTCAATTAAACTATCATCACTCATATCTAACCCTAAGGTCTTCATAATCTGATGAAAGTATCCTTCGATAGCCTCAATTTTTTCTTTACGTTCCCAAGTATTAGGCTTCATAGGAGTTTCAACTCCCATTTCTACTAGATACTGGTGAACTTGTTTTCCCAATTCGGGGTCGGTTTTAGTTTTGTTGTATGACATTTTGATTTCCTTCCTTACACGGATTAAATTTTTGAAGTTTGCAACCTTTGTGTTGCATTACTATTTATTCTAATTAAGTAGGAAAGTATTTTTCTAGTACTTCTAACTTGTCTTTGTATTCTGCCATGGACGCTATTTCATTTTCCATTGCAGTCATAATGTCAGTATGGTCATGTATTGCGATTGGGTTATTCAACATAACCTCAACATTCATTTTGTGTTTCAAAATGTGTGACGTAAAGTGGACTCTTAAAGTTTCCAACATTTCTTTTCTCATAATCATAATTTATCCTTAGTATTTTGTTTCACTTACGTGTTTGCGATAATCAGTACCCATTCTTAGATACTGTTCGCCTTGTCCAGTAATTATATCACAAATACGATCAATTGTCTTGTCATTATAATCACTTATTTTTCCCATATTAATATGAGGGTGTTTCAACAATTTGAATAACTTAGTTAATGCATCGTTTATTGACCAAGGAATGTAAAGGCGTTCCGGGTCATTGGCGAATGTTTCAGGAAAGCTACGATAAGCAGGATATAACACATTACAGCCAAGAGCATCGGCTTCACTGACTGTGTTTGAGACCCAGTCTTGTAACGCACAATTGAATGATTTTAGTTTGCTACCGCTGAATACAGCAAACTCAATCTCATGCTGTTCGTAGCCTTCCCAATATGCCATTTGACTTCTTCTATGAAATTCTTCAATCAGATCCATGTAGAAATCAGGTTGCTTTTCTTGATCCCAACGTGCTGAAAAACAAACACGCAATTTTCGTTGATGAAATGACTTTAATTCACTCACTCTATTGCGAACTTCATCTTTACCAAATGCAAGACCACTGATATTATAAATCTTACCCTTCCAACCAGCAATCTTCATATGTGCAACCATTTCTTCGTTAGTTGCAAGAATTATGTCTGCGAACGAATCAACCATCTTTTCATAGTGACCCATCCACTCTTGCATACCCCACACGTGAACGAAATCATCGGGGTCAATAGTTTGTGCAAGACAGCGAACGGCAATGCGAGGACGGTGAGTACGATCAATTTGATTGAGAATATAAGGTAAGCTTTCGATACCTGGTTGAAACATGTCCTCAAAGTATACCACATCTGCATGATTTAGTTCTCCTGCTTTCATCATCTTAATGAGATTCATCATTTGGCTCATGCCAAAGTATGTACGACCGTGTGCATCAAGTACTTGACCAGTAACGATTGCCTGATCATTGCTTAATGTATCACCTGGTACTATGACATAATCAATTTTACGCTTTTCAAAAACACTACGATTCCATTCTTGTAATTGTAATGTATATCTTGCCTTATATGGTTCAAGACCCATATAATAAAGTTTTCTCATTCATCTTCCTTAAAGTCAATCACATTGCCGTTCTCATCAGCAATAATTATTCTTACTTGATTGTCATTTTCATCTTCAATAAGTATAGGTCCCCACATCCACGCTTCACTATCTGTGAGAGTCCAACCTTCTTGTTCTTCTAAGACTTCGTAAATACCATCTTCATCAATCAACTCCATAAGACGTTCTTGTTCTTCTTCATCCATGTCATCAGGAAAAACAATATCTTCCCAACAGCCGTCCCATAGACTATCAAGTTCAACATTTTCTATATTTTTATCCGTACAGTCGTACATGTTGATACTATCTTTTTTACCATCACCACTTGGCACATAATCAAACACAAATTCTGGTGGATTATCATCATTTGTTTCTACAAAAAAACTGCCACCGCGAAAACCAGTTTTGCGGATAATAGTCATACCATCTTTAACATAATGCTCATGTTCTTCTACAGTCTTTTTATAATAATTTGATACTTTCCAGTTAGCCATACTATTTCTCTCTTTCTTCAAGTTCTTCTGCTAGTGTGAATAATACTAGGAAACCAATTATTGCAAGTCCCATCGCAACTATATCTCCCATACGGATCGCTATAGTTAGCAATATCCAAAATACAAAAAAAATTGTTCCTTTAATCATTCTACATCCTTTCAATATCAGATTCAACACATTCTTTGCCGTATTGAATTTCAATTAGTTTGCAAGGTTCATCATATGGGTTACTTAACTGGTGCCACTCGTTAGTAAGAATGTCATGTTTATCATGCTTCTTTAATATTTTAGTTGGGAAAGGATATCCGTTTGGTAACATACCTTTAACATCACACTGTCCTTCAGCAACTAACCAAAATTCATTACGATTCTTGTGTCTTTGTAAACTTAGTGATTGTTTTGGTAGTAGTGTAATTTCTTTTACTTTTGTGCCTTGATTTTCATAGAGAACATTATAATCTCCCCAAGGTCTTTCTGTGAAAGAATTCTTCCAGTTAGATAAAATTACTGAAGAACTATTCTTTTTGTTAGTGCCACCTATACCAAAAACAAACTCAACATCATTGTTTACTTCTGGAGTATTTTCTATTGTTCTATCACCACCATTAGTGAATATTATTCTGTTAGTTGGATAGTGTGCCCTAACTTGTTGTATAAAATGATTTGCAGTACCATCTGAATCATCAAATGTATACACTTCATCAACCATTTGTAGATTGTTTAGTACACACAATCTTTCATTCCATGGCATGAACGCACGACCTTTTTTTCTTTCAAGCCATTCATCGCTATTGAGCCCAACAATAAGCATATCGCCTAATGTTTTAGCTGCTTTTAAATAGGAAATATGACCCGAATGAATCGGGTCAAATCCGCCGGTGGCAAGAACAATCAACATTTACGGACGACTGTCCTCTGCCCATTGATCTTTAGGCTGCTTACCTGCTAACTGCTTTGAGTGTTGCCTATATGAAAATTGCTTCATATCATATAAATGCGATTCATCAAACTTATATCCATAGTCCACACAAAATTCTTTGTACTTTTCCAAGTCCTCAAAAATTTGACGAACTTTATGGTTAGGTTTAATATCGTATTTTTTCATTTCTTTCCCTTAGATTTTTAGTAGTTGAATTGGTCTACTTGTGTTATAAAAAATTGTGGATCCATTCTCATTGTCCTCGCTTACACTGATATGAATGTCACGCTCTGGATAACGACTAGCTATAGCTTCGTACAAACTATCGCTAATCATTTCACAGCTTTTATTATCCAGTTCTAGTGTTCCATTACCATAAAGGTTTTCTATCCAACGCTTGAACTGAATAAATTCTATTTCGCGGTCATTGTGAAATACTTCAATGCCAACTCTAAAATGAAAGATATGACGATGCGGGTGTGCTAAAAAACTTACGTCATATTCGTCACCTGTTGCGAATTCTGGATTAACTGCTCCTGGAAACTTATGCACACCTTCTTTCTGAAAGGTTACATGTATCATTCTTTTTGCAGCCTGTGTTATTCTAAATCTTGTATCTGCCATTGCCTGCATTCTTTGCTCATCCAAATTATTCTCCAAGGTCAACTCGCTCATGATCATGTTCCCATTGTAAACGATTTAATCTACTAATTTCATCTTTAATTTTAAGCTTTTGTTTTTTCATTTCAGTAAGCTTATCTACTTCGACGTGAGGATGATTTCTCTCCATATCGTCAATTTGTTTGTTTAGAACTCTATGCATTTCTTCCAAATGCTGAATCTTGGCTTTATACATATTACTCCTCTATATTTAGGATTTCAAGATCATCTTCGTAATTTTCTTCATCCGTAACTTCATCACTACTTGATGCCTCTTGAAAAAATTTATTAAAATTAGTCAATGAATTAATTGCCTTTTTACCACTAAAACCTTGACTGCCGCTTTTAAATTGATTCCAGAACCAATTGTATTGTTCAATCTTATTCAATGCACTTTCTCTTGTTGGTTGAGAAATAATTTCATCAACTACGTCTTTGAATAATACCCTATCAAACTGTTCGTGCATTAACATACTAGGTATAATGTTATTGTCATATTTTCTATTTGCTTCTTGTACTGCTACCATATGCTGATATACATTATGACCCTGTATTAGTGTGTAACTTAATGTGTCCCAACTAGTTTTTGTTTCTTTACCATGTTGTCCAATAAATCCTACACCTCTATAACACAAATCATTAATTGTCATTCTAGCAGTTATCGGACTGTTAGTAAATACTTTATGGATACCATCGTTAAGCACGGCATCCATAAACGGTCTTGTGTCTGTTGCGTATTTTTTGGCTTCAGCAGTTTTTTCCATTTGATATGACCATTTACTGTTGTGTTCAAATGTATTATTGAAGTAAGCCAAGCCTTTTGCTGCACTAAAGAATGGGCTAGCACAATCAAAACTGATAGTAACATTTGGGTTTACATATTTACGCAATGCCCTTTGTGTGTCGCTGAACAACAACGACCATTCTAGTATAGATGTGCCAAGGCAATGAATCCAATCGTGAACTCCAGGCTGGAGTAAATCATCATGGATAATATGTACCAAACGCTTAAGAAAAAGACTGATATCAATTATTGAAATGTGTATCAGGATATTTTTTAGGATCACAGTAATCCTTCATCTCTTGATACCATTCATCGCTTTGTGTATGATTACGACCTTGCAACACGTTTAAGAATTTGCATTTACCCGTTCTATTTTCAATAAAATATTTGTTATTGATGTGTGTGGCTTTAACTGCATCTTCAATTGTTTTGATACCATGAACACTATTACCGTTCTTATCTTTTAAATGATAAGTTGTCAATGACTGTGATGGGATATCAAGAACCATACCATAGTCCATGTATGTATCCATCCATTGCAATACTTGTTGACGCTTTTTCATTGCTTTTGGACAATTAGGATCTTTCCAATCGGCAGGCCATTGACCTTTTAGAATTTGAAATCCACCACTATCACCTAATAAAAAAGTACCTTGCTCACGTTCGTATACAATGCTTTCACTATTGCCTTGCTTATTAGGATCTAGTTCAGCGTGACCTGCACTGTATAATGCCCACTTGTATGGGAATAGTGCTTGTTGACTGTTGAGGAAATTTAATGCTTCAAGATCGGGAATGCCTTGTGGTATACGCTCACTTGGAAAATAATTTTCACCTTTGCGTTGTTTACCTAACCCAGTAATATAAAATGTACTGAGTGCGGGTAAGAACAATGCCCAGTCACTATTATGCTTTTGTGTTAGATTATCTTTTTCCATTAGGGTGCTTGCATTTCTACTGATTCATCATTCTTTTTTATTAGTGCTTTAACCATTTTAAGTTGATCTTGCTTTTCTTTAATTTGATTTACTAAATCATTGATAGCTGGATTAGTTTTAGCAAGTTCTTCTAACTCTTGTTCCTCACGGTATTTTCTTCTAGCCCAATCTAGTGCTTTTTTAGATTCATAACTTAAGTCAATAGTTACATCATTATTAGGTATAGTAACCCAACTATGACCATCATTAACTTGAAAGCTATGTGATGCTGGATCATATTTTATCATGCCTGAACCAGAATAAGTTGGGTTGATATAAGGCGTTACAGACGAACCGCCGCTAACGGTTATATCAACACTGCCTGGATAGATTGATTTTATCATTTTGAAGATGCAGGAATAAGATAACGATAAGTTCCTAAACCACTATCTACTGTGATTTCAGCAACACCTTGATCACTGAACTTCATAGTTTTGTCACCAGACAATGATAAAATGCTTACCATTTGTTGTACTGGCCATTGCCATGCATGTGTTAGATTACCAGTGACATTATTTTCAAAGATAAAATTGCCGCTATGAGTAGCTACATCACCGAAGTGAATTTTAAGATTACCGCTGTCAACTTTTGTAGTGAAATGTTCTTGCTCACTATTAGCCTGTGCTTGCTTTTTTAGTCTTAGAATATTAGCTACACTAGGTTGAAATGTGATATGCCAAGTTGCGCCCTTAAAGTTCAATGGTCTAACTTTATCTGTGACAATGCTTTCGCTCATTAAACGATATACATTAATAAAGTCACTATTATTAGTTTCAAATTGAATGCTCTCGGGAACAGATGCACCATTTCTGTTTTGACGATTAACGAAAATTCTAGCCTTTTCATCATAATCATCAAATCCTAGAATAGTCTTAAGTTTACCTAGATTAGGCATACCAAACACACCTTCAAACTCTGTTATAGGTTGATTGAATGTGCCTTCTAATACAACAGTATTGTTTTCAATAACTGCGTTAATTTTTGTTTCAGTTTGTGATCCTGTAATTTTAATTACGTCCATATTACCCACTGTTAGGGTATGGTCGATTAAGTCAAGTAAATAGTCTTTCAAAATTTTCTCCTTTAATATATTTAGGTATGTACAACGTGTATTATAGTGGAAGTTATTGCAAAAAGCAAAACCAATTTAACCGAATGTGAACAATGATTCAAATGTTGATTTAACGTCTGTGCTGCTACGAATATCCCAACCTAGTACATCTAATAAGTTGTCTATCTTTTCGTCTACTAATGTTTGTTCCATTGCTGAATCATCAAATGGTAACTCACAGAACCATTTTGGTAAACGCAATTCATCTGTAGGATAAGCAATACTTGTGTAGCCTAATGGATTAGCTCGTAGTTTACATACTACAATCTTCATGCCATCTACAATTTTTTGGCTATAGTTATCACCATTTGCTTGTCTTAGTCTATTCCAGTTTAATGCTGCACGGACATGTCCTGGCATATTTGTTTTGCCCTGTGCTTTTTCTTTGTCACCATATGTGGTTAAATTATTAACGCCCTTAGGACTTCCTTTAGTCCAACTAGGTTGTTCACGTAGTTGATTCTTGAATTTTTTAACCATCTCAACAACTTCTTCACGACCAGCACCATCAAGAACTCTTTCTAATACTTCCATCAAAAAGTCTTGTACGTATTTAGGTGTATCTGCTCGTTTTAAATCAAGACCCATAGCCTTAATTTGTCCTGATTTACCATTAACATCTTTTCGCTTACCTTCTTTGTCATAGATGTTAATAGCATAACGCTTTTTAGTAATAAAGATACTACGCTCACCAATCAATTCACGACCAGCTTTAATTACACTACCATTCTTTCTTGGCGAGTGAAATGCACTTTCCATAAATGACGGGAAGCTATCGTTAACCTGTTCAGCTAAATTGTCATACAGAGTGATGCACATATCTTTATCCCAATTGATTTCACCATTATCAATTTCATTTTTCAATATAGGATAAGCACTAAAATAACATGAGTCAGTATCACCATATACAATCGCTTGACCTTCGTGATTGTATTCTCCTGCGATTAATTCATTTAATTTACTCATCATATGTTTAGTGATCTGGCGACCACTTAGTGTAACACTTTGACCTATTCGTTTGTCATAGAAACGACAGTGTTCATTAAGTAGTGCGCCATATGCAGAGTTGAGTAGAATCTTTCGGACTAACTGACGCTTATCCCAATACTCTTTGTCATAATCGGTTGTTGATTCTTTTAGTTTCTTCTGCATTTCTTTACGATCACTATACCAGCGTGAGAGTAGACCTGGGATCACGCCTTCTTGCTCGTATGTGAATATAGTGCCATTAGCACTAAGCATATACGGTTTGTGACTATCAAAAATAAATTTCCATATTTCTGCTGCACTCATTTCAGCACTACGACCATCTTCATAATCAATGGTTAACATAGTGCCACGCTCTTGATTCATAATGGCAGTATATTCTAATGAGCCAAATAAATTCTCCCATAGAATTGCACCTGTTACTGCTTCATCATCGTCTTTGCGTCTTTTCTTTTCACTTGCGAGTTTTAATCCTTTGTCTCGCATGTATTGGTTGGTAAGTGTTTGTCTAACTTGTCCAACGATTGTTTCTGGGGCCATGTTAAGGGCCCGAATAACCGAGGGATAGAGCGAGTTGATATCAACTGCTCCGACGTATTCGTGCATTCCACGTTTCGGCGTAGCAACATAGGCACCTGCCGCTTGTTGTTCATCACTATTTTCCTTTCTTGATTTATCAGGTACTACAACACCTCTTTCATGCGCTTCATTAAAAATTGCTTGCTCAATCATTGCAACTGAACCCATAACTGTTGGCAACAGTACTGTGTTTTCATGTGCAAGTGCATTAGCCAAATCTAAAAATTTTAATTTGTTATGAATCTTTACTAATAGCATTGTATCCTGACGATTATACTCTAAAAACTTTTTAAAGTCTTTGTTGTACAATTGATCAAGTGTGCCTTCATATTGTGTTTTCGTTTCACCGACTTCCATCTCGCCAATGAAATCTAGTTTGTAACTATGGCGACTTTCATAATTGTACTTCTTATACAATTGCAAATAGTCCATATGTATACGACCAATTAAATCGTATGTTTGTTCTTCTTTACCATAGCGTTCATATGTTCGTGCTTTAGGAAGTTGACCAAGCAAACAGAATTTGCGAGTATCATCTTTACTCATTACTCTAGTAACACGATTTACCATGTAGGGTATATCATAGCCTTCTGAGTTCCAACCACTGAGTACATCTGCATCTTCAATGAGTTGAAAGAAAGTTTGAAACATCTCTAGTTCGGATGTGAACAATAAACAATTTTCAAACTCATTTGTTATTTCTGTTGCAGTTTCGGCACTCATATGCTTTGGTGCTATACACAATGTAACTAATTGATTTAGCCAATCAAGATACATTGATATTGCTGTAACTGCATTGAATGGATCAGTAGTAGGACTAAAACCCTTTTCAGGATCAAAGTCAACCTCAATATCAAAGAAACATGTGTGAAGTTTAGGAGGCTCAGCACCTAAGTAATTGTCACTAAGGCAACGAAAAACAGTATTGACATCACTCTCGAATAATTTCTTACCTGAATGAATTCGTTTTTCTTTTTCAAATTCACCACGCTTGCGTGTGCTGAATCTGCTTACAGGATCACCATAGATACTGCGATATTTGCCTTTAGGATCACTATAGTAGAACACATAGTTAGCAGGATGTTCACGATATGCACGTTTACCATCTGCCGTTCTTTCTACGACAAATATTTTATCACCATCTCGGTCATGTAATGCGTCAACATAACTCATAGTATTCTCACCAACCCAATCGTATCAATGGTTGTGAGCAATATGTAGTTAGCCAACATGCCAAAGGATTTGCGAGTCCAAGCAGCCCAAGCATACATAGCACAGCCAGTGATCCACAAAGGATATAAGATAAGGAGTGGAGGATTGGGTACTGTGATCGCCATTGCGAAGGCGCATCCAATTGAAATTGCCCAAGCAAGAAGCTCAACAATAAAACGTATACGGTTAGATGACCAATCATCTCTTATCCATGATAATGTATCAGCTACTATGTTGATCAAAGAGTTTTGCCTACCGTTGTAAGAATAGTTTCTAATAGTTCTTGTTCTTGTTGAGTTTTACTGAATTCCATCTTGTGTGCTACACGTATGGCTTTTTTTAGTACTGAGGGTTTTACTTCTAGTTCTTCTGCTACTGCTTTGATGGTATCACTTAATCCACCATTAAGAGTTTCAACTTCCATCATAACTTGCATACCCTCGTTAATAAGTTGGGTAAGCTTCATTTTTTGTTCTGTGGAAAAAGTTCTTGTGTCCATATCGGTTCCTTTGTTAAAGAGTAGTATTATATACTATTTGTTTATTGTGTTGCAAGTTTTTGTTTATCCAATACTAATTTCTTTACTAGTTTTGGTAAACCTGGATTAACATGTAATGCGTGTGGTAATAGTTCGTGTCTGATATAATTACGCATGTATTTGATATCGTTGTTTGATTCATCATTGATCCAACCACAATCATGTCGTTCTGCCCAATCAATCAAATCTGCCTTAGTTGTAGTAAGAAATGGTCGTACTACATTGTTTCGTTGTGCTGGAATAACTTTTGGATTGCCATGCATACATGACCAAACATATGTTTCAACACAATCATCCAAATGATGTGCCGTAACAACTGGGTCAATAAACTTATCCAAAAAGTTATAACGCTCATCACGCCAAAACTCTTGACTACTTACACCTTCAGGATATGGTTTAGTTAGATGACCTACTACTAATGGTAATTCTCTAGCACCAGCAAAGTCTTGAACAAAACTGTGTGCCATATCACTCGTCCTTGTACCATGATGAAAAAATGCTAATGTGATATCATGCTTACGGCGTAGAAAATCAGCAATGGCTACACTATCCACACCACCGCTGAATGCGATAACAAGTTTTTTTGGTAAGGGGAAGAGTAATTTGATCATCTATGTAGTATAACATAGATGTGTAAAATAAGCAACTAGTTTGGTTGATGCATCTTTCTAAGAATCATAACTTCACCATTTGCACCACTTCTTATAGCTGCTTGAGTATTTGGGCTTAATTTACTAATATCAAACTGTTTATAACCTACGGTAGGAGCAAAACGCTTAATTAAATTTTGATAAACTTTACTACGACTTTCACCTTTGGCACTAAAGATTAATATTTTGGGTTGATACCCTTTTAAGTATTCACGAAATGCTTGTAAGACTGTCCCCAATACTCTATTTGCATCTCCGCCACCTGTCATATCATAACTATCGTTGCGGCTGAACTCTACTTCAACTGCATCCATACCTCTACTGATTCCTATTGGAGTAAATTTAATATCAAGGTATCCACGATTACGATCATATGCTCTGGCTACTGCTTCACTAGGATCATGGCTAGGATACCAGTTTAATGGAAAACTGTTTTCTGGTTCGTATAATTCATTGACTTGTTCTTCCGCCACACCTTGCTCTTTCATATTCTTTTTACGCAATTCCAAATCAGCAGGAGTTGCCTTCCTAATTAGATCAAGATATTTGTCTACCGAAACTGCTTTTATTTCTGTAGGCTTGATACCTTTTACTCCAGGTATTGAATAAAATTCTCTGTCATGGGCACCCTGAACAAACTGCGGTTTACCATCTGGACTATAAAAAGGTAGTTTGTGTAGATACACATTTTCTCCTTTTCTAATCTTGCCACTAAACAAAACCATCTGTGGATCGTTAGGAAACATTGCGGTATCTGAATCGGGAGTAGTTAACCCACCAACTGCGATAGCAACTTTAGGATCGGAGGTAGCATAGATAGCATTTTGATTGCTACCTGCGGCACCACCTGTATCAACTGATTGACGTGGTTCTAACATAGGAATCTTTTGTCTTGAACCATGCCATAGATATTTTTGTTCAGAGCCTTCCGCCACACCTTGCTCAACAAATTGAACATTTAATTTAGCATTTTTCCATAATGGATTTTTAGGATCCATTCTTTGTTGTAGCAACCATATAGCAGATACTCTGTGTGCTATTGTAATAAGGCACACCTGGAACAGATGATATAATATCTTTTACGGTCATTTGGCGAGTTTGTATTTTAGCATCAGCACCGAACTGTTTTGGAGCACCTGAACTTGGTCCTGGTTGCGGCACGCCTTCAGACATAGATTCGCCACCGCCACCATCGCCACCACCATCGCCACTATAGCCACCGTAATATCCATAGCCAGGAAAAAAGTAACCACCGTAGTGCTTCTTACTTTTCTTGGTTTTTCTTTTTTCTGTTAAAAATTCAATAGCTCTCATAATATTTTCTTACTAGGCCATTGCAGTTGCAAATTTTAAAATAGCTTGTGCATTATGTTGTAAATCTTGAATAGCTGCTACATTCGTTACACCTAAACCTTTGTTAAGGTTTTTTACACGGGTTTTGTAATCTGGATGGGTGTCAGAAGGTTTTGCTGTTGCTCTTTTTGCAGCCATACTCATATCAGAAAATGCTTGATTTGGATTATAACCTGCACTAAAGGCTAACTTACCTCCCCAAACATCCGCATCTAACTCTTGTTGTTTAGTAACTTTTGGTGATATTCCTTTATAACCTTTGTGTCCTAAAACAAGATGTCCCATTTCATGACCTATCAAAAAAGCTAAAGTATCATCACTTAAATCATAGTAAATGGCTGGATCAAGTATGATCTGGCCATCACCAAACACCGTAGCCTGGCCAGGCACTACCGCAGTGCTAACTACAATATTCGCAACTTTAGGGCCTTCGGGACCAGCAACACTAACTAATTTTTTTATGATGGGTTGGCATCTAGTAATAAGTTTTTTACCTTCACTGAACCAACGATCATAACCAAAGTCTTTTGGAGACATCCACTCGGCGGCTTCTGCGTCTCCAGTCATAGCTCCAGCTCCCGCAGCTGCCATAGAACCGGCTCCCATCCATCTAAGAAAATCTCTTCGGGATACATCTTCTTCAATAAACTCGTATGCTCTCATTAGTAATCTTCATCCGCTATATTATCTAAATTAGTATACAATTGCCATTTACGATCTGGAAATTTTGACAAATATGCATTAAGCATATTGTCCCAACTACCACCCATTCTTATTTTTATATGAGACAATGTAACTGGGTCATCACGCTGATCCATTATTTGTCCGTAATCCAATAATTGATTCCATCTAATGTGTGATAAATCATCCTCATCTTGATTTATATAATCTTCAACATCCGCATCGGATTTTATAGGTTTATCATCTATTGATACGCCAAAATGAAACTGATATTTCTCTCCGTTGTACATTGGATTTTTAGGTATTGCAATTAATATAGGAGCTATACCATGATAATAACTAAACATATTATTACCTTTGGTACCAGCAGTGCACCAGCGTGTACCCTGTCCATAGTAACATGAAGCTTGTTCGTCTTGTGGAACTATTACTCTCCAA